TTCGTTTTGCGAATATAGGGGAATAATCCCTTTCTTCTTCGTTTTGCGAATATAGGGAATTTTACCCTTTATTCGTTTTTCGAATTACATCTTTTCTATACACTTGTCCTTTTGATACTAGATATTCATCTTGAAACTCTGTGACTCTTTTTTGTATTGTTCTGACACCAATGCCAAGGTAATTTGCTAGTTCATCAACTGCACAGGAATCTTTTCCGGTATTACATATATCAAACGCTTCATCAAATTCATCTTTTCGTGAATCTGTTGTTTGGCTCCTCTTTCCACTTTTTTCGAGATTTGCTTTAGGATCACCACTTGAATATACTTTTTGAAGTAGGCCAGTATTATCGACTCTGTGTATTGGATATTCAAACCAGAAATTCACTGGCTTAAAGTTTGGAAATTCTCGTAAACTACTTTCAAGTCGCCATGCTGTTGCAGTAATTACATCTGCATTTTTTGCCATGAATTCCTCGCTTGTTTCTAATTGAATCATGTCAAGTTGTGCATCTGGATCACGAGCAAATACACCAGATCCGGATGCTCTGTCCATTGCCTTTTTAAATCCTTGTGATCCTTTTGAATGGTGGTGACTGTATATTACTGTACATCCAGTTCCTTTGATTATTTTGTCGAAAAGATTTGTAAAGGCTCCCATCTGAGAAGCATTGTTTTCATCACCTGTAATTACTTTATAAATTGGATCAATGATAATAGCATCGTATCCTTTGTTAGCAACCTTACGAATGATTTTTGGTGCAAGTTTATTTAGTGGCATCGCTTCTCCTCTTAAATTCCAGATTACTAGGTCTATTCGATGTTTAGGAGTAATACCAAGTGCTTTGTGAATTTCAGCAATTCTATTCATACAACTATCTTCATCAATTTCCAGATTTATATAAAATACTTTTGATTTCTTGCATTGAAACCCTAGCCATTTACGGCCTTCAGATAAAGCAATAGCAAGTTCCAGAAGTAGGAAACTTTTTCCCGCTTTAGAGGCACCGGAAACAAGCATCTTATGTCCAAGTCGAACAATTCCTTGTATCAACTCAGGTTTTCTAGGATTAAGATTCGTAAGACCTTCTTCAGATGTTTTTTCTCTCGGTAGTTCATCAACATCTCCTTCTGCAAAATCTAGCCAATCATTCCAGTTGCGTCTACCAATATTAGTATCAACCAAAGTTTGTCTGACTCCATTTCTGGTCACACCTGAAAGTCTGGATAACCTTGATGGGTTTCGATTTGCAGTATCAACTTTGAAGTCATGCTTTGCTAAAAAACCGTACAAGTACTCCACTCGTTTTCGATATTCTTCATAATTTGGTGCATCCACCTTAACGATCGCATGTAGACTTCTAGCACCGCTATGAACTAAGCAAGCAATAGGAAGTTCTAGTTTTCGGTATAGTGCATCTTGTTCAGAGATCGGAATATCATCAGACTCAACGAGCACATAATTAAAGCGTGTGACATTTTCATTCTTTACGCCACTACCATCGACAGGATTAAACCGAATCCATGCACCGATTTCCTCTTTCCAATCACCAATTACTGCACCAATATCATCTGGATGCTTTTTTAATAACGTAATGAGTTCTTTGGCCGTTCTATCGTAATAGCCTCTGCCTGGCATCCATTTCCCATCAGTATTTTTCCAAACATCTGTTGTTACGTACGCTACCAATTCATCATCTCTAAATAAGATCTCTAGATACTTGATTAGCTGTTCAACCGGCGGCATATCACTTGTCGGATCGTAGATCACACCATCACCATCGTACTCAATGATGTCATCCCATTCCATGAATCCACCACGAGGTTCCCATCCTGAATCCTTAGCCATCTTGATGATCGTTCCACCGGATATGGGAATAGAGGAACCTTTGAAAGTTCCCCATTTTCTGTCACAATCGCCATCATGATAGCGTGAATCGTTTTTACTCCAGTCATCCCATACTGAACAGTCATATCCTTCAGCTTTGAGTGCCATGCCTACATTAATCCATTCTTGATAAGATACTTTTGATACGTCAATTTGTTTCAAAGCTTCTAATATGTTGTCCATGTAAGTTCCTCCTAAGGTTGATATCTCGCTGCGTCTATTCCTCTTGGTAGTAACCAGCTATTTGATGCAATGCGTGTAATCATATTGCTTGCTGCTTCAAATGCCCACATACCAACATGTAAGAAACCATAACGCTCTAAGAAGCGGATTTGTTTTGGTGTTGCTAATCCTTCAAATTGTCTGTTTTTGAGTTTTTCGATAATCATACTTGCCATACCGCAATTGGTGATAGCTTCAGCATAGATTCCGTGTTTTTCCAAGTAATCGATTTGTTTTGCTGTTGCAGGTGCCATCTCCCACATAAAGGTAGGTTCATAGTTTGCCAAATCTTCATCAGCGATTGAAAATGCATACTGAATCGGATCCACAAGTTTTTGTTTCTTTCTACGCATTGCAGCAAGTTCACGAGCCAGTGCATCTTCACGTTCTTGAATGGCATCACTTTCTGCTTCTCTTTCTGCATCAAGTAAATCGATACCACTTTCTTTATCCATCATCTTCTTGTCGATACGTCTTGCGAGCTCTTCATCTTTTGAAATAAGAGCTGAAGGTCTACATAGATCGTGTCGCTCTGTCATCCAAAGGAAGTCAAGTAGTAACAACTCTTTCTTGTTAGGAGCAAGTCTCATACCACGACCAACCATTTGTTGATAAAGACTTCTGATCTTCGTTGGCCTAAGTACGATTATGCAATCAACAGCGGGACAATCCCAACCTTCAGTAAGAAGCATCGAATTACATAGAACGTCGTACTCTCCCGCTTCGAAGTCAGATAGGATTTCGTCTCTATCTGGGCTATTCCCATTAACTTCAGCGGCTTTGACACCATGCAAATTGAGCAACTCACAGAACTTTTGAGAGGTTTTTACTAAGGGTAAGAACACGACAGTTTTTCTGCCTTTACAGTAGTTCAACATTTCAAGTGCGATTTGATTTAAATAAGGTTCTAGTGCTGATCCAATTTCACCGACTGCGTAGTCACCATTTGATAGACTAACGTTGTGAATATCCAGTTCAAGTGGAATCATCTGTGCTTTGACAGGTGTTAGGTACCCTTCTTTGATTGCTTGATGTAGTGAGTATTCGTATGCTTTGGAATCAAAATACTTACCAAGATTCTTTTGATCTGCACGATCAGGTGTAGCTGTAACACCGAGTACATTTGCACTATCAAAATGAGTCAAAATTCTTTGATAGGTATCACTCATGGAATGATGTGCTTCATCTACAACAATCGTCTTGAAGTAGTCCTTCGCAAAGCCCGTCAATCTTTTGTCTTTTGATAATGTTTGAACGGATGCGACTATTACTTGTTCTGATGCGCCAATGGCGGAGGACTCAGCCTTTTCCAAAGCTGAATCCAATCCACTGGTTTCCATCAATTTATCTGACGCTTGATCGAGCAACTCTCCACGATGAGCAAGGACTAATGCTTTACTTCCGTCTTTTGTTTCCTCTTCGATAACTTTAGAGAAGACAACTGTTTTACCAGTTCCGGTAGGAAGTACCAATAAGGTCTTTTGATGCCCTTGATTCCATTCGTTTCTGATTGCTTCAACAGCTTCATTTTGATAAGGTCTTAGTTCCATAATGAGACCTCCTAGAATGGGAGATCATCCGGAATAAAGAACTCTTCGTTGTAATCGATAAAACGGTCAATATCGTTGGTAAACTTCTCTTCACCTTGATTATTCGTATATGAACGTTGTTTGAAGTGTGCTCTTCCTTTTGAACCGATAACTTTGTTCCACTCCATTGTGAGTTTTTCACCGTGCTTCTTTTGTCCGATGCATCTGAAGAATGCTGAAATACGCCATTCTAAAGTGCGATATAAAAGAAGGTCAAACTTGACAATGGCAATTCCATCTTTCGTATCTACTTGAGCGGTAATTGCTGCTTTGTTACATGCAGGCACCTTTGGTCCACCAGGAAATCTTCCACGTTCGAAATTTGTTACTGTAAAATTGAAGTCGCCTTCAGGAAGTAAAATAAACTCCTGGCCGTCCTCTTCGATGGAATCGTTCCAGTCCATCAACATATCTTTGTTATCAACCATGATTATTGTTCTCCTTTATTATTTTTGATTGATTCGAGGATCTTCTTCCAATTTGGAATGATCCATCGTGTAATGAAATCATCTGAGTAATTACTAACTGGTTCCGTTTCTTGGTAATGTCCTTTTGTAGCTACGACCTTTTTGAGATCATCTTCAGCGATTCCGGCTTCTTCTATCATTTGATTGAGCTTCTCGACTAGTGCAAAGGTCGTGATATCTCTTGGATCTGGAAATGGTATTTCAGGCTTTCCAAAGTCCTGGTCTTCAAATAGATGTTCAATTGATGCAAATTTAAGTTCAAGTTCCTCTGGTAAGTCGAATCGATTCTTGGCATCATAGGTCGGATTGTGTGTGGTGTAAAGTACCCGTTTTCCACCTTGCGCTTTCTTTGAATTGTTCTCTGTTGTGACCACGTAGATCTTGTAGTTCACAAAGAATAGTGCGTCGCTCCACTCTTTGATTACTGGTGCGACTTGTTTTGTGAGCTTCATTTCATAGCGATCAAATGCACCTTGTTCTTCTGGAAGTTCAAACTTTCTAGGCTTCGCATGAGCGGTAATAACTACATTGATGCCTACTTCGATGAGTTGATCCATGAGTGTGAGTAATTTGGAAAACTCATCAACGAGATAGACATAGCCTTTACCATACCCGAAATCTTCGATATTGTTTTTTCGATACTTTTCACACACTGCATTTGTACATAAAGTTTCAGCCCAATCTGCAGTATCCAAAACGACTGTCTGACAGATAGTTGGATTAGCAATGATCTCTTTAACAATCGAGATCAATTCATCCCACGATTTATTACATTTGATTCTTCTAATATCCAAATTGCTTGTTCCACCTTCGGTATCAATGAATAGTGGATCCGGGAATTGACTCGCAAAAGTCGATTTACCAATTCCTTCTGGTCCATAAATGACAACTTTCAATGGACGCTTTTCTTTACCTTCGATAATGTTCAACATTTTTATTTATCTCCTTCTTTTATAATGATTGCCTCTTCACGAGGATCTGATTTTGGTACTAAGATGATCGAACCCAACTGCATCGTGACAAAAGCTCCAATAAGGTCGTTAAATTTGTCTTTTCCGATACGTTTGGTTAATTCAGTGATTCCAGCCACCTTCTTGGGTGCATATGGATCGATATTCGCTGCTTCACATGCCTTGATCACTCCATCTTCGTTTGTGATCTTCCTTGACCCTCTAGTATGAACGAGTTTGTAACCATTCCATTGATAACCATTCATAGCCTTTTTGATCGCATATTCCAGCACATCATTTGCATATTGAATAACTTCTTCAAGATGTGGTAATAGCGCTTCAATTTCAATGTCATTCAATGTTCTAACTGTTTGTTTTATTTCCTGTACTGACTGCATAATCAATTCAGATCTCGAAGCGCAGATAGCATTTCCCGGACAATAGCAACAATACTTGCCTGGCAGTGCTTCAGGGTTTTCAACCTTTGTTCTTTCTACTGCTGGGATTAAGATGTTTCTTTCAAACTGAAGCAGATCTTCAATTGACATTTCAAAATCGTTCGTGTTTGAGATTACCGGTTGATAAATTACAAGCCTTACTTTTTTGATTGGAAATAGTTCTTTGTAAGC